ATTTCATTTATAATTTTATTAATTTTTTTAGAACTATATCCTATTTCGTTTAATGCCATTTTTAAATTTTCCAAATTATTTCCATTTTCATCTAAAATATTTTTAACTTCTCGTAAAACAAAATAACTCGCACCATTGTTGATTAATGCATTTTTTACTTTTTCATCCGTTATTTTATCAAATTTTGTTTTCTTTCTACCAGATCCATACCCACCTTTTTGTATTGGAAGCTTTTTCATAATTTCTCCTTATAACAAATGTTTTAAACCATCGTTTAATAATTCTTTTGCTCTTAAAAATCCATCTAATTTTGCTTCAGTCTTTGCAGTGTCCCATTCGAGCCTTTTTCTGTGACTATCAGTCATTTCTTCGTCGTAACTATCAGATATAAAGTCTAATCGATTTTTTAATCCAGCAATTGCACTATCTAAATTAGCTTCTAGATTTTTAATCCCTAATTGAAGAGATTCTATCTTATCTACCTTTTCTCTTATTAGATCTTTCATATCATTCTTAAAATCTAAAAATGCATGATTTCTTTTTTTCCAATCATCATCTTCTCCAGCAATAATAGAACCTTTTGCATTTGCTTTATCCTCTATTGAATTCATTAAACTTTTTACATCTTCTGTACTTTGTTTTGCTTCTTCAATCTTTTTAGGATCTAAATTTAATTCTTTCTTATTTTGAAAATATTTTAATGCTCTCATTTTTTCTGAATCAGATAATCCCAAATTAAGATCTTCGTTTAAACTTTCAATCATTCCTGGATCAACTTCATTAAAAGCTATGTCATGTAATTCAAAAAATTCTTCTAGAGATTGTCTTGCTTCATTATATAATTCTTGAGCTGTCTTCTTACCTTCTTCTCTCATTTGAATAAATGTTTTTCCACCTCGAGTGACTTGAACGGGTTTTTTAGATTTTTCTATACTACTTTTTTCAAAAGTTGTATTTGTCTTTTGTTGAGATTTATTTATTTCATTTTCATTTACACCAAAGCTACTAACTACCATTTATTTCTCCTTTTCTCAAATTCTTGATCGAATTCTGACCAAGAAATCTTTTTCATATCTTTTTTAAGTGGTCTATCTTTTCCTTCAACTCTTTGCATTCTACCATGTTCATCTATTTTAACTAAATTACCAGCTCCACCACGTCTACCAGAACCGCGACCACCTTTTTTAATAGGACCTTTTGATTTTTCTATTGGTAGTTTTTTCACGATTTCTCCTGTTATTTTTTAATTTATTTTTATATATATGATGAAATATATAAAAAGTAAACTATTGTTTTGTCCATACATTCCCGTGGGAATCTATCCATGTTTGTGGTTTTACATCTTTAACAAATTTTGATTGAAATTTAAACAAATCTTCAGCTTTTTTTTCAGTATTTAATGGATAATTTTTACACTTTTGACCTAATTTTTTTTTATAATTAATTAAATGTTCATCAAATCCTGTAATTTTATATATTATCATATTAATATTTCTTTCATCTACCATTTTATTATTTACCTCTTTTATGTCTTTTTGATTTTTATAAGAGCCAATAGTACTTATTAATTTTTGACGAAATTGTAAATTTGATTCTCTAGAACCTCTATCTATATCAAAAAGATCAGCTAATTTATTTTGAGCTGAAAAAAACTTTCTATTATTCCCAAACATATTATTTTAAAAACTGTAAAGAATTTTTTATTGTATTACTAATGTCATTAGATATACTTGTTAAATAAGAAATAAATAATTCCTTATTTGTCGTTAAATCTTCTGAATCATTAGAAATTTTTTCTATTAATCCTAATCCTTTACCTTTTAATCTAGAATATATTTTTATATGCAATTTTTCTAAAGCCTCAATAGCATTTTCTTTTGATGTAATTTCTTGTCTTTTATATTCATTCTGTTCTAAATCCATTTCTTCTCCTTTTTCTATTTTTATTTCCATGCTTCTGTAATTGATTTATCTAAATTAAAATAATCATTGCATTTAATAAAATAATATTTCATTTCATTTTTTAATTTATCATCAAATTTATTTAAAAATGGCATAAAATTTTCTACTCCAAAATTAACAACAACTATAGGTTTTATTTTAGAATTTGTAAAATTTTTAACTGTTAAAAACCAAGTATTTAATCCTGCTGGAAAATGAAAAGCAGGAATTCCTCCTTCAGCACTTCTGAAATATGTTGGAACTTTTTTTGATGATCCTAACTTATAATTTATTCTATTATATATTTCTGAAATTTCTTGTTTATAACTATCTTTATCAAAATATTCATCCCAATTTTTATTTTCCCAAATAAAAACAATATCTAATGATTCTAAATTTAATTTTTTCTTTAAATCTATAACTTTTCCAAATTGTTCTTGCATTATTTTATAATCATTTGCAATACTAACTTTTTCAATTAATAATTCCTCAATTTCATTTACAATTAAATCTGAAATTATTTCTATATTAAATACATAATCTTTTATATACACTTATTCTTCCTTTCTTAAAATGGCTTCCATATAAATTCATCTGAATTACTTTTTACAATTAATCCATAAATACTTCTAACTAAAGCATCACTTAAATCTTTTGTTGATGTTGCAGTATGATCTACTTTTTTACCGTTTAATAAACTTAAACATTGTAATTCTTCTATTAATAAATCTGTATTTTCTGAATTATAAACTTTTAGTTCTTCATTATAAATTAATGCCTTTAAAGAATTCCAATGCTCTAATTTACTTTCAATTGAAATTTTTTCTACTTGTATTCCTTCTTTTTGAAGTTGTTGGCATAAATGTGCAGACTGGAATTGGTCGGGATAAACTCCAGATAAATCGAATCCTCTTGTTCTTAAAAACATAATTTCTTGTCTTATAGAATCTAAATCTATTTCTTTTCCTTGTTCAGCTTCCCAAGTTTTTAATAAATCTATAAATATATATTTTTTTCCATTTTTTACTTCTTGATGACACATTGCAAATCCAACTCTATCACCTGTTAAAGCTAAGTCTAATCCAATGGAATATTTATAAGGTTTTCCTCTAAATTCTGGGAAATATTGTCCCCAAATATCATGAGGAGGTCTTATTGTAAAATCTACAATTTTTGATATTTTATCTTGCTCTCTAATAAAAGGTTCATCTGATGATGGTGGAAGACATTCATACATTGATTTTGCTTGTTCTGGATTATCTCTATAATCTTTTGCAAAATCTTCCTTTTTTCTTAATGGATTTACTTCATAAGTAGACCCAAAACTTACAAAAGTATTTGGATCATTTTTTCCTTTTTCATATCTTTCTAAAATAAAATCATTTTTAAATCTTGGATAACTTATTAAAATTAATTTTCCAGTATCTGGAAAACGAGATCTAATAGAAGAAGAAAGAAAATCATAAATAGCTTTTGCAGACATTTGAGCTCTATGACCCTTTCCTCTTAATTCTGTTTCTGTTTTAAATTCAGCAGCTTCATCCATTACTGCTGCATATAAATTTTTTCCTTCAAGTGAGGCTCTTTCACTATGTCCCGAATAAACATTTATATTTTTTGGAAATTTTACTTTTGTATCTTTTATATCTTTATTAGGATTAAATCCAAATTGTCTAAAAGCTAAAGGACCTGCTTTTTCTATTAAATTAACAAATTTACTAAAAAATACATCTTTTGCTTGGCCTGCTGATGCAGCAACATTTAAAAAATCTATAGGTTCACCTGAAGGCATCCCATAATGTGTAATTGGATCCTCTAAACAAAGAAGCTTATATACTCTTCTTGCATAAAAAATTGATGTACACCAATCTTTTCCACTATTGTGATTTAAGATATTATTAGCAAAATAATTGTGATTTTTTTTTACTTCTAAATCGTAAAATTTATCTCTTTTTATTTTTTTTATAGATTTAATTTTCGATAATTGAATTTTCATATTGTTCTAACAACTTTTTATCAACTACAATAAATTTTTCTTCAGAATATTGATTTCTAACTAATTTCATTTTTATCTGACATTCTTCATCAAAATATCCTTTTGTTTCAATATAGACAGGTTTTTCTTCAAAATAAACTTTAAAATCGGGCAAATATGTTCTTTTTTTATTATTTTTAATATATGGTAATGATTTATGAAGTTTTTCCCATCTTATATCATTTTTATCTAGCCATTTTGCAAATCTTAATTCATAAGATCCTTGTAATTTTTCTCCATTATATTCATACCATTTACATCTTCCTGAACCATATATAGCACCTTTTCCAAACCATGGATTTTTTTCTCCAGGAAGACCAAATTTTTCTTTTCTTTCATTTTTTGTTAATGATTTCATATATTCTTTTGCCGACTTACAACAAGATTTTTTAATTTTGCTTATTGTTTTTTTAGAATGTCTTTTACCCCATAATGGATGATTTTCTTTTTGAAATCCGAATTTTTCTTTTCTTTCTTTTTTAGTCATATAAGAAAACCCTTCTGGATGAACTCGATAAAAAGGATTGTTCTCTCCAAAATTTTTTTCACTTAAATTGTTTTTTAATTTATTAGAATATATTTCACTTTTATATTTTTCTTTATATTCTTTAATTGTTATTTTATGAATTTTTGTTATATGAGATGTTAATTGTTGTGCTTTAAACCCACATATTTTACATTCTACAAATTCTTTATTATTTTTAAAATTGTTTTGTTTTTCAATTTTTCTTTGATTTTTAGTTTTATAATCTATATTATATTTTATTAAATATTCTTCTAATGTTATATTATGCTTTTGTTTAAAATGCCTAAAAGAAAATTTTAAATTATTTAATTCTTTCCCACATATTTTACATTTATGCTTCATAAGAAAAAATTTCATCCCCTTCTTTTAAATCTTTTAACATTTTCCATCCATCTTTTGTTAAGAATTTATGATTTAAAGTAACTTGTATTTTATTTCCGTTTTCTAATTGAATTTCATATAAATCATCTTCACCTTTTATCCAAACATCGTCTATAATATCTTCTTCTAATTGTTTTGTTTTTTCATTATATGATTTAATTTTTATTTTAAAATCTTTATTTTTGTATAATTGCTCTAATTGATCAACTGTATATTTTTTACCATTAACATCTTCAATTATTGAAGATCCATCAATACATCCCTTTCCCCAAACGATCACTGCTTCCTTCAAAAAATTCGTATTAATGTTATCATCATCTAATGCTTCTAAAAATTCAAATTGTTTTTTTGATAATTTTATTGGACGTTCTTTATTAGGAGAAATATTTAAATAATCTTCATTATATAAAAAAGTTTCTAAATCTACTATTTCTGCTTTTTTATTTGTTGTTGCTATTCTTCCTAACTCTAAAGACAATAAATCTAAAGAATTTAAAAAATTATTTTTGTTATTTTGAGAACTTTCTAAAAATGACACTAAAACTCATCTACTTCTAAATAAATAAAAACAGACAATAAAAACAATAAATCAAAATCATCTGAATTTTTAAGAATATTAAGTAATTCATTAAATGTTAACCAAATAGTTTGACTTTTCTTTTCATTTTCTGTTCCATCACCTTTTATATCAACAATTTCATAATTTAAATTTTGTTCATCTTCATCAATCGTGCAATAAAAAAGATTAACCTTTGCATCTGTTGCTTTAAATAATTGTATGTTTTCATATGCTGTTACTATTTCTTCTTCATTTAATACTCTTATTCCAGCTTCTTCTTCTAATTCTCTTATTGCTGTTTCTTTTGATGTTTCGTTTTCTTCAATAGTTCCAGATATTACTGTATAAAAATTTTTTGTTGTAGAATATGGAGGACAATATTCACTTCTAATAGCAAATCTAACTGTTCCATCGTTAAAAATTCTTTTACAAAAAACAAAAACTAAATCAGGTTCTGACAAATATTCATAACCTTCATTTTCAACTAAAGAAACCCAATTTCCTTGAAATAATTTTTTCATTGTTTTAAACTTCTTTCTATAACTTCATTATATGTTTCTTGCCATTTATAAACATTTTTAGCAATATCAAATTTATTAATAGCTTCTTTTTTACAATTTTCTGACATTTTTAATCTTAACTCCTTATTTTCAACTAATCTTTTAATTTTTTTATACCAATCAATAGCAACTGAACCTCTTGTTTTTACTAAAAATCCTGTTTCTCCATCTTTTATTGAATTTTTATATGGCTCTACATTAGAAGCAATAATAGGTACTCCACAAGCAGAATATTCTTTATATTTAATGTCTGATTTCGCTCTATTAAAATTATTATCTTCTAATGGTGCAATGCCAATATCAAATTGACAAAGCATTTTAGGATAATCTTTCATTTCTTTTGCCCAAGGAATAATTTTTTTTCTATTATCTGGTATATCTTTCCATGGATTAAGTTCTGGATGATGAATTTTTCCATCTTTATCTCTAAAAAAACCATCCCAGCCGCCTAAAGCTAACTTAACATTAGAAAATTCGTTTATTATTTTTTTTACTCCATCTACTGCAACTTTTAAATCAGGTAAATGTGTATTAGATCCTGCCCATCCTAACCAAATTTCATTTTTAGATTCATGATTTTTTTGATGTTCGTCTCTTAATTTTCTAATTTCATCTATATATACTTCTTCAAAATCTAAATAAT